GAAATAGATGGTAAGATTAAATTAGTAGATCAAAAGCTAAATCTCGTAATTAATAATCATCTTGCCCATATGAAAAAAGATATAGACCGAATCCTTTATGGTTTAGGAGTAGTAGGTATGTTGGTCTTAGGTCAATTACTTTACATACTCACTAAATAGTTGTATTACTGAACTTGTATGATTTACAAGTCTGTATTAATTATCAGCGATACCCACATACCATATCATGTTCCTGAGTTGATGGACTTTCTAAAACTTTTAAAAAAAAAATATAAACCACAAAAAATTATTCATATCGGAGATGAAGTAGATAAACACGCAATGTCATTTCACGATAGCGACCCTGATCTTCCTAGTGCTGGAGATGAATTAAAATTATCTTTACCTGTCATAAAACAGTTAGAAAAGCTTTTTCCAAAAATGGATTTAGTGGACTCTAATCATGGTAGCTTAGTTTTTAGACGAGCATTGAAACATGGAATACCAAAAGCAT